TCGTGGCAGGTGGGCTTCCTCCTGGCATTGAGCTACCAAAGCCCACTACCCCCATGGGTGGGCCGGGTTACCCTGGGAGTAAGTCATGAAAGGACCAAAGGCACCAAAGGCCGCCCCTGCGCTGAAGAACGGGAAGCCCCGGAATTACAAGCGCGAGTACGCCCAGTTTCATGGCAAGCCCGAGCAGATTGCTATGCGGGCCGCACGAAACAAGGCACGGCGCACTGCGGAAAAAACGCTAGGCATGGAACTACCTACGGATATTGAGGTTGACCACAAGGACCCCCTCTCCCAAGGGGGCTCGAACAACATTGCCAACCTCGAACTCATGCCTCGCTACATGAACAGGCGGAAGGGAGCCTCATCAGGCTACAACTCGATGCGGCCCCGCCAAGCCACGGCTCCTGTTCAGCCGCTTGACCTTGAGACGGCTCTGATGACTCTTCGCCAATATGGACTCGCCTGATGCCTATGTATGACTTCCGCTGTGACGGCGGCTGCGGCTACTACACGGACATGTACATCCCACTGGCGGACGTAGACAATGCTGTCTGCCCTGATTGCCATTCGAGCATCACTATCCGCATTGGTGCTGTGATGACCGTGGGACCAATGCCCTCGAAGCCCCTGAAGGTGGACCAAATCGGACGTTCGTTCGAGTCTGCGTCAGAGCTACGCGAGTACAAGAAGCAGAACCCAGGCTGGGACATGATGAGTTCTGACTCAACATCCTGGCGTAGTCACGTCGATGACTGTCGCGAGCGTGCCGAGCGCATGGCAAAGCGACGGGGCTACCGTGACCTGGCCCAGCAGAAGGAAAAACGTAAAGTGGAGAGAGCCAAGGAGCGCGGCGAGATTGACAATAAAGTTTTCGTCTAGTACACACGTCCTAGAGAGTATCTCATGCCAATGATGAACGAACTACTACGGGACCTGAAAGAAGATCCCCCCGACTCCGAAGACCAACTCCGCGAGGTCTTGTCAGAGCACGGGTACGACCTCATCATGGCATCAGACTACGACGAAGACGACGAAGACGATGAGGACGACGCCGAGTATGACGGCGACTCCAAGTCTGTGTTCGAGAAAGGCAAGTCTCCCCGCGCGCAACTGGCAGTATTCCGCATTGAAGCTGCTCGAAACGCTAACGATAGGGAGGCTTGATGGAGTCCGAAGAGACGGTGGCACCTGCCGCCGAGGCGCCGGCTGTAGATACAGCACCGGCACCAGAAGCAGCGGCTGCTCCCGAGGGTAGCGCATCTGATACCGAAGTAAATTCGTCCACGACGGGGCAGCCCGCTGCTTTCCCATCTGCTGATGAGTTTGGATGGGACGCTTGGAAGGGTGAGGTCGATAACCTCCCCGAGCAAATTCGCGGCTGGGCTACGCCCATGCAGAGCTACTACCAGAAGTGGGCCGACGACAAGGCCACTTCGATGGTGGACGACGCCACCTCTTTGAAGGAGTTGTACAACTCACTCCTTGAAGGCAAGGAGGATCCGCGTGTCGCCGAGTACGCTGCGAAGCTCAAAGAGATTGAGGAAGCCCAGGGGAAGGCGACTTCCGAGTGGGAGACCAAGTACGGTGACTTGGAAAAGACGTACAAGGACTATCAGTCCAACGTCGAAGCCACGATCGAGCGTGAAGCAGACCAGTACGCCAAGTGGTTCAAGTCTGAAAACACTGACCTCTTCGAGAACGAAACCTTGGCGGCCACGTTCGTGGCGCTTCTCGATGAAGGTTGGGAAATGGAGACGGCAGCCACTGCGGCCCGTCTCCCCGCTGCCGCGCTGAATTCAGCACGGCAGGCAAAGGCGGACGGTGTTCCTGACGAATACGCGTTGCGCCTATCAGGAGGGGCGGAGAGCCCTTCAGCCCCGCGACCTGGGGCTTCGCTCACGGCTGGGGCTACGTCCCAGGCGCGGTCGAGTGAACAAATGGCTCTACCGGAAGCGGTGGAAGCCACGTCGTTCAGGGATCTTCGTTCACAAGCTGCGCGTCTCGCGCTCAACCCACGTAAGAGGGGGCGGTAATGCCTATCTCTCCTGATGTGCTGGCAACTGCTCTCGATGAGTTGATGCCCGCGTACTCCGAACTCTTCGTCAAGTGGCACCCGCTGCTCGACAAGGTACTTGAAGGCGGCAACATGGACCGCGCGAGCCTCAAGGGGCCGCGTCGTGAGTTCGCCGTTGTCACGGGTGGTCCCGGTACTGTCACGCAGGTGGCAACCGGTTCCGAGATCATCGCTGGTGGTCGTTCCCAGAAGGCGCATCGTGGCCAGGTCATCGCACCTCGCCTCATCTACGCGTTCGACGTGCCTGGCAAGGACCTGGCCGAGGCCAACGGCGAGATGGACCTCGCCCGCATCCTCCAGCACTACCCAGAGCTGGCTCTGGCCGACTTCCATGAGCGCATTGCTGCTCAGCTCGGTACCGGTAACGGCACGGGCGTCGGAGGCTTCTGCACGCTTAACGGTGATGCAACCTTCAGCCCTGATGGTTCTGCGACCCGCGACGGCTTCTTCGAGTTCCTACCTCCTGCATCCCAGGGCAAGACGGTTCACAACCTTCTCGCGGGTGGTGCAACTGGCGGTATCGACGGCTGGTTCAACCAGTACGAGGACATCTCGTCCTTCTCCGTCAATGGCCGCTCGCAGCTGCGTAAGGCTTACTTCGCCGCTTCCCGTGAAGGGAAGACCATGGGTGATGTCGACCTTATGATCGGCGACGAGCAGTCCTACCTCAACTACATCGAGGACCTCGATGACCAGGTGCGCGTCACCAAGGTTGAGGGCGACAAGGCTCCCGGCCAGGTCCGTCAGGGTGTGAAGTTCCTCAACGCGGACTTCTTCCTCGATGACGCCATCGACATCTCGAAGACTGCCGGTGGTGCCGCAGGTGGGTTCTCGACGCTTGCCGCGCGGGACGGTGTCATCTACGGGTTCAAGACCCCGACGTGGCACTCCTTCACCTTGGGGCATGACGCCTCGAAGGAGACGAAGGGTGACTTCGCCGTTCGCGGTCCGTTCCGTATCCCGGACCAGGATCTCTACCGTTACGAAATCGTTCTGATGATGGGTATGCACACGACCCAGCGTCGGGCCAACTTCGCCGTCACCGGCGCAGCCACGCCGTAGGAGGCCATCATGGGATTTACAGCAGCGGGCATTAGTGCCACTACCGTTACCGCCACACAGCAGTGCCCTTTGGGCTTCAAGCTCACGGCGCCTAACGGCAACAAGGGATTGCAGGTTTTCACGTATGTGCAGGCCGAGAACGCTCTTGAAGTTGGCGAAGTCGCTATGCGAAAGGGCGGCTCCGAGACCTACGTGGCCAACCCAGCAACGGCAAACATTGCGAACATGCGCCTGATTGGTGTGGCCCAGACGGCTATTCCCGCAGGTGAGTTTGGCTTTGTCCTGTCTTACGGCAATGGAGAAGTCCAGGCCAGTGATGCGGGAGCAGACCAGGTAAATGAGCCTCTGGTTGTCGCAGTGACAAGCAGCACCGGGCGTGCCCACAAGTACGTCAACAGCAACGCAGCAGAGCACAAGGCTATCTTCGGCCTTGGGCTTGAAAATGCGGCGGCTAGTGGCGGTTCTTTGTTCACGGCACACATCAACTGTCTGGGTTGATCTGATGGCTGTCACCACCACGAGTGTTTCGACCAACGCCGAGGCTAATCTGGGTACCACGCTTGAGGTTGCATCCACAAGCAGGGGACCACAGACCTGGGTGTATGTTCTCAATGAGGACTCGAACGCACTTGCGGCTGGTGACGTTGTCATGCGCAACACCACCTCGACTGACTACAAGGTGGTGTTGTCGTCCGCTGGTGCCCTGGTGCAGTCGATACGCTGCGTCGGGGTTGCCCAGCACGCCATCCCTGCGGGCTCGTATGGGTACGTGCTGCGACGCGGTCTAGGCACCATCCAGGTGGGCTCGGGCGCCACTGTCTCGGACAGTGAGGGCCTGACCCCTGGTGGTGTTGAAGCCGGGTCAATCATCAAGTTTGCAGCGGGCAATGTTGCTCCCGGCTGCATCATGGCTTTGGCCGTGCAGAACATTGCGGCAAATGCGACAGGGCTGGCGTTTATCGACTGCCGGGGGTGATAGATGAACTTGGCAGAGATTCGCGAAGCTATGTTTGCTCAAGCGGATTGGTCGCCGGACCAGTCACCTGAAGCGACGAAGCGCGTCACTGGCTTCATCAACCGTGCGTACAACCAAATTGCACGCGAAGCACCCTACCTGTTCTTCGAGGACACCCTACGGGCTACGACCGAGCCTGACGTGAAGTCAGCGTCAGCGAGCGACCTGATTGAAGTGCTGGGTACCAACGCCCTCGACCCCGCAGAAAACGACCCATGGTCCTTTAAGACGACGTACACAAAGACAGCGGCTGACGCCGACTCGGATGGGCTCTACACGACAACGTGGAAGACCGACCGCTCGTGGGATGGCCGCACTATCGAGATTGAGACGGGGACGCATAAGGTTCGCAACCAAATCCGCACCATTTGGTACGACAGTTCAGACGACAGGTACAAGCTGACGCTAGTACGTCCGTTCGACATCGAGACGCACGGGAGCACTCCTAGCGGAGCACAGGGCTTCAAGTGGCGCATCTACACGGAAGACTACGCTCTGCCTGATGACGTGATCACCATGCGCTCGATGCGGCTGTTCAACAACACGCAGCAGTACCCACTCGAAGTTATGGGACAGGATGAAGCCGAAGGTCGGATGCTGGTTGGCCCCCGAGGGCAAGTCGCGGCGGGTATTCCACGTGTGGCGTTCCGGCGTGAGCATTTTCAACTCGAAGGTCCAGGGCGTGCGCCACGTGTGAGCGTTGACGAAAAGGTCAAGTGGAACGGCCCCGAGACTCCCGGCGAGTTCGAGTACATTGTCACGTACACTTGGGGCAAGCGAGACGCAGACTTCCGCCTCCCAGGGCTCGCCAAGTGGGACTCATACGCGAAGAACTGGTTCAACACCGGTCAGACTATTTCGTCAGCTGTGAACAACGAGGTGGCGAACAATCGCATACGCGAGCCCCGCTATGAGTCGGCACCCAGCCCTGCTTCGGCGAAGATTGCTGTGGGGCCAGACGCTCCAAACGCCCCTACGGGCTATTTCGGCATCGTCATCACGGTGCCGAACATTGAGTACGTGCTTGGTTTCCTGACCGAGCGTACAGGCGCTCCTTCACCGTCGGGTAAGCGTGTCTCGCAGCATCAAAGTGGTATCCACGTACGCATTTACCGGCGTCGCGTTGCAGATGTAGACCTTTCGTCCTTCTCCAGTGCGTCTTACGGCACCCTCACGTACGCTGCTGAAGGTATGAGTGACGCCCGCTCATTCGTCGATAACAAAGAAAAGTTCTACCTTCTCGCCGAGATGCGTGTTGATGAATTCAACAAGGGTGTGTTTCATGATGATGGACAGTACATCCCTGACCGGTCACGCCCGCTTCGAGACACGCACGGCTATCAGCAGTACGCGGTGTACCCCCGCCCTGACCAGCGGTACGAGATGGACATTCGCTGTGTGCGGCGTCCGCAGAAGCTAGAAGATGAACGCGACGTGCCCCGCCTCCATGCAGAGTCAGTCGGCACTCTGGTCGACCGGGCCATGGCGTACTTGTACGAGAGCATGGGGAACTTTGGCGCTGCCGAAACGATGATGAAGCGGTACGAAAGCGCTCTAGAGCTACTCAACAAGCGTTACGGTGACTTGCGCCCCGCTGCTGTTCCTGTGCTACGACGGATGGTTCGTGCTAGGTACTCGTATCGCTCGCGGGACGGTTACCGCAAGTGGTACAAGACTAGCAACTAGGGGGACATGTGGCGTCAACACCCATCGTTTGTGGTGGCATCTACTCACGACCAGGCACTCGTAATGGGACTATTCACCATGGCGTGTGTCTCACAGTCGAGATTGCTGAGGGGCAGCGCGTAGGGGAGATCCGCTTTTTCGGGCAGATTCCCGAGAGGTTCGTCGAGGGAGACTTGGCGACTGACCACCTGGAATTGGTGGGACGCCCAGCTTCCCCACGTGTGGGGCGTCCCCGTAAGGAGAAGTAGTGCCTACGATTCCGGGAGCAACTCTAGAAGGCCCTTACTTCCTGCGTGAACAGGGGGACAGTCTACTTGCCCCTAACGAGATCGCTCGCCGTATCGTCAACATGTACTTGCTTGAAGAGCAGACGATTCGGTCTATCTGGGGGCCAACAGCATACGTCCCGGATACTACGACAGGAGACCGTCCTAGCTCACGCACCGCACCTCTGGGGCGCCCAGACATTGTAGGACTAGACAATGCAGTCCCCAACTATGGGTTCCGGCAGCATGGCATCTTTCACTGTGTGATGAACTCCGGGCGGGAGATTCTCCTGCTCCACACAGGGAACGAGTTGTGGGAGTGGCGCGGCTGGCAGAGGAACTGGCGTCAAATCCTAGCTCCCTCGCCGGGTAGCCATGGAGCAAAGGCGAGGTTGCTTGACTCAAAGCAAGCCCGTCCCCCGACCCAGTTCACGTTCACGGGGAACGGCATCGTCATTGTACCTCAGCAAGACCGCGCCTACTTCTATGATGGCCAGTACATCGCCCCCCTGGGCTTCTCCCAGATACCTGCTGCTCCCGTTGGTGTTGGCCCGAGCAGTTCCGAAGAGAGACTGACCCCAGGGATGTCAGGTATTAACAACATCGGGTACGCGCACTCGTCAGCACACGAGCACACAATTCTCGATGATAACCGCACGACTCCGTGGGCAAGTGGGATTTTTTCTGCGGGTCCAGGGACAGGCATGACAGATGGGTTTGGGTCTTGCCGCATTGGAACTCTGACGACCATCTCGATTTCTGACCCCGAGAGCCTAGAGAGCAGCCCTTCGGGCTGGGTTGAGCAGGGGCAATGGCGCTGCGCTGCTCAGTTTGTCGACATGTGGGGCAACCTCTCACCACTGTCACCTCCGAGTAATCCTGTCCAGTGTGACCTGCGGCCTGCGATGCTGCTTGCCGAGCCACTTTTGTTCGACAGGGACGCACCGTTTCCAGGAGACCCACTAGAGCAAGGTAAACCTGTAAAGGCCCGTCCAGCGGCAGTCCGCATTCAGGTCAAGTGGGAGGGGATTCCAACAGGTCCTGAGCGGTGTATCGGGAGGCGTCTCTACCGGACAAAAGACATTGAGAGTACCGGGGACAACAAGCTCTACTACCTGACGCAGAATGCGCTCGCGACGAGTCAAGGGTTTGCCACTCTCCCCGACAACGTCGTCACAATGTACCCGGACAACATCCCCGATGGCTGGCTGACAGAGCCCGCGAAGGACGTACTGCCTGTCCCGCGCTTCACGCTCTGTACGATGGCTCTGGGGCGCCTCTGGATTGCAGGCATAGAGGACTCCCCGGCGACCATTCGACCAAGCGAGCCAAGCTTCTGGGGCACGTTCCTCACAGGTAACGACATCACACCAGACCCGATGTCCCACATCACAGGTCTGCACGCGGTCCCCAACGGGCTCCTTGTCTGTACTACGTCCTCGACGTTCCTGGTTGTCTCATCGGATGATGGCAAGGAGTTCAAGCACCAGCCCGTCTCGGCAGAGATTGGATGTGCGGCACCCAGCAGTATGGCGAGCCTCCCGGATGGGAAAGTCATGTGGCTGGGCTTCGACGGTTTCTACTCGTACAACGGCACAACCGTGACGTACGAGTCGCTACCCATCCGAAAGACGCTCAAGCGCCTCACCCTGTCACGCCTTGTCCAAGCTGTAGGTGTGTTTGATCAGCGCAGCCGTGAGTACCGATGCTGGGTCAGCTTGGATGGAGACAACAGGAACAGCCACTGCTTCATTTACGACGGCTCAGGCTGGCGTGAACGAGACGATATGGTGGTAGACAGTGTGTGTTCCACACGCGACCACCGAGCATACACGTTGGTAGGTGGGCACCTTCCTGAAGACTCGAACCACAGTGGTGTGTACTTGCTTGACCATACGGCGAGTTCCGACATGGCGGAACTTGTTGCTGACCGCGAAGCCTTGATTGAGACTTCCTGGTTGAATGCCCAGGCGTCGGATGAGCCCCGCACGTCGTATGTCATCTACCTCTGGCTACGTGAGACAGAGGACGCGAAGGTGACCATTGAGGTCATGCGGAACTGGCGTGGGAAGGTCGTGGAGACCCAGTCGGCGTACCGCTACTCACGGAAAGACATTCCTGACTTCTGGAAGTCGACCCGGCTCGGAAGTAGCACAACGTGGAAAGAGCGCCGTCCCTACTGGACACGTGCAGCTGTCCACGTCCCATCTGCCGAGTCGGTGCGGTTCCGCATCCGAGGGACTGGCAACTGGGAGTTCATTGGCTTTCAAGTCCAGCAGGCATCACGTTACTATGGTGGCGCCCAAACCCCGCCGTAGGAGGCGCTATGTCCTGGCGGTACAAGCTCTACGACATCGAGCCCGACCACGTCGTCTCTATTGAGCCCATCAACGAGAACTTCCAACCCTTTGTGGAAGAGCTTGCTGGCGGGCTCAATGAGCACAACTTCTACGCGGAAGCATTTACGCTGGCTAACTTTGCCGATGACGCTGCACTCCGCTTGCATCGGTCGATACCCACGAGGGATGCTTCGCTGCCCGTGCCCAATCCACTTGAGGGCTACACCAGCCCGACGACTGCGGGTTGGGTCGAGATTCAAGCCACGGATGGCTGGCAGGCGTTTGGAGATGGTGGGCTGCGACTAGAGTTTGTAGGGAGAGGGGGCACTGCCTACCTCTGCGCAAGCTTCAACATCCATTGTGGTACCAACTACACAGGCCCTCTCACCACATTAGGGGTTCAACCGGGGTTCCGACAGTTGGGCTTCGGCTACCTTGTAGCTCTTAGAGTCAACGGGTCTGTTCTCCACGAGACAATCTTAGGCAGTGGGGATTCCAGCCAAGATGATTTCCGCTCGGATGAGTTTTCTGCGGAAGCCGTGTCATGGGAGAAGAATGACAAGGACGATGACCCAATTGCGGAGCAGCCTCAGGGAGGAGGTGGGCTTTCAGCAGCGCGCCTTCCTGTCGTTGTCGATGCTGTGATTGAGATGCTCCCTGGCAACAATCTCGTCGAAGTTGTTGTGATGAATATTCGAGGGTCTATGCAACGAATGGCGCGTGGGTCAAGTGTACTAGAGTATGACTCCCGCATCACGTACGTGGGAGACCGCGAACTGTTTGTCCTTGAGATGGTGCGCTGATGCCGAAGTACCCCTACCTCAACGACGACACACCGTTCGACGCGTCGTCACTTAACACCCGCTTCGATACGTTAAGCCTTGCTCTCAACACGCTGAACCCTGACGCGATAGCAGAGCGGGCTCTGAACCCCGTTCACATTCCGTCTCTCGTCGGAAATGTCGTGACGGCAGAGACCCCTTCGGCTCGCGTAGACACTCCTGGGCACGTGGGTTCTCCTATAGGAGTGATAGGGTCCTTTGCGAGTACCACCCTAGACAGCCCTCAACTTCCCTTTTCTTCCGGGTACTACGTCACACTCTCGGATGCGTTGACCCTCACACGGTCGAGTCTTACCCCCGACGTTCCAACAGCACTGATGGTCTTTGCCAACGCCGAGGTCAAAGACTTTGAAGGTATCGAACTCATCGAAAGTTACGGGTCGGTATACGGGATTACGCTCAATGAGTACACGTGGGATGCCACGGTTGTGCTTGTATGTGAAAGTTCCACAGGAACACGGAGCACGCTCTATCGCACCGCCCGTCAAGTCTCCCCTCGCGTCACAATTGGTAGCTTCAGGAACATGGAGTCCGACGAGGCGAATCGCATTCCGATGGGACCTCTGCGTGACATGCCCGGTAACCGTACAGGTGGCCCAAGTGTGTTTCAGTTCGACCACAAGACCTATCAAGATGTGGCTATTCGGACGGTGATCACCGCTACGGACTTGACGGAGATGGGACTTGCTGACATTAAGACCATTCATCTGGGCTTTTTGTCGGGGAACAAGCGTGACTACCGTGTGCAGCGGGCAAACATCACTGCACTTCCACTCGTAGCCGAGGTGCTGTGATGGGTACGATCACGATTACCCCTCTAGTCGACGGGGCTTTTGTCTCGACTAGCGACTTGAACGCTGATTTCCGTAAGCTCTCTGAGATCAACGGCAATCTAGACGTAGCAAATGTCGCGCTGATTGATCGGCTTCTCGACTACACCTACATCCAACTAGGGGCAGTTAGTGGTGGCATGATGGTTGGGGGCACAGCGAACCTCGACTATTTCAACAACGTCCGGTATGTGTTTGACCGGGGGGAGGGCGTAAATCTCTTCATGGGCCTCGAAGGCACCCAGGGAAATCTCGACTATGTCTCTGGGGACCGTGTGCTCAATGACGCCATCCCTGCCACTACCCGCACCATTGGGCGTCAAAAGAAGCTCTCTGAATTCCCTGGTGTGGTCGACGCTGCCGAAGCCTCCGCGTCGCTTACGAAGGCCATTCCGGGAGCCGCAACCACATTCTACTTACCCTTCCGGGCGCATGTCCTCGTGACGTGGCAAGTGGCATGGACTTCAGACGCGGCGCGCCTTGGCGACACTCCCATGACGAGTGGTCCAGAGCCCCAGTCGGAAATTCCCGATACCGCGAAATTTCCTCAACCGAATGTCGCCATTCGGTTCTTTTTTGATGGACGGGAGCACGCCCAGTACAGCACGACACGTGAGTCGCGTGAGGCGATGTTTGCCCACATGATTGATAATTTCGTGAATATTGACGGGGAACGGGAAGATCGCTTCCTTGACTATGCCAGCAACGGGCTTCCTGTTCACAAGCTGCGAGACCGGCACAAGGCGCGCTACTGGTCGGGGCACGCCTACATCGGAACAAAAGCCAAAGGGTTCCACACGACGAGTCTTCGCGTCATAAGCCAAGAGGTTGTGCGTCAGACCCGCGTTCGCGTGCGGAACATCAAGGTACTATACTTCAAGGCGTGAGGGGTGCGGGATGGCAAACGAAACCGAGGACTCCCGTAGTAACTACGAGGTTACGAATGACTCTGGGACTCGAAAGGGAACGTCGAAGCGTGCGTTGAAAAACGAGTTTGGGACTGCCAACCTCAAGAAGATTAAGAAGATCCGCTCACGAGAAGCGTTGGTCGACGCTGAGGAATACGGTCGTAAAGCCGAAGCGCAGGAAGCGCGTCTCAATGACCCCCAGTTCATGGCAAGGAAGATGGCCGAAGCCCGCCGGGCAGCGGTGGCCGACCTTTCACGGGCTCCTACAGGGGGGCAGCAGGCTGAGTTGGCTCGGGCCGCACTCGGAGGCGGCGATGCCCGCCGTGTGGCCGAGGTGGCCCGTCAGTCGTCCCGTGGACAGGCAGAGGCGACCTCCCAGGCGGCAGCACAGCAGGGCTTCCAAGCGGGGCAGGCGGCGGCACAAGCCGAGCAGGCGATGCTCAACCAACTCCGTCAGCGCCAGAAAGCCCTTCTCGCGACAGCCGGTGAGCCACCGACCACCTTTGCCGAGGAGACGGGTCAGCAGGCAGTTACGAGCGGAGTCGAGTTTGGTATGGGCGCCCTTGCGAATGAGCTTGATGTTGCGCAAACGAACCGTACATACCGGAACAATCCTGAAGTAGCGCAAATTGTCTATGGAGATGAGTGATGGCCTTAGACTTTACTGAGCTGTATCAGGTGCTGGAAAGGCTAGGGAGGCAGGAGCTTGGTTCCGAAGCGCCGTCGCGCTCGGACTTGGTGCGTATTGCCTCGGAGTTAGAGCGCAACGAGGAAAACACGCGAGCGGGGGCACGGACTGCAATCGCAAAACTCGCGGCGGGGCAAACCCTCGAAGACCTCGGGGTTGTTCGTAGCGTGCCAAGTGCCCGGCAGGAAAGGAGCGCACCTGTTGCACGTGAGGGTGAAGACCTTCTCGGGGAGTTCCTGTCACAGGCGCGGCGACGGGAGCTAAGCGGTCCTGCGGGAATGTCGACGCAGGAAATCTTCAGTTCTCTTCGTGGGATGCAGAAGCAGGACGCGGCTGGGACACGCCTGGCAGGGCTGGCCAACGCTATCCGTTCAGCCTTCACGAAAGACACGACCCGTAGCAAGTATGAGCGGAAAGAGCCGGAAGCCCCCGAGATGACGCCAAAGGACAAGCTCAAGCTGGAAGACATCCAGCGGGCGCTGAAGAACTTGGCGGCGAACAAGCAGAAAATCATCGAAGGCGACCTCGACGCTGCCGAGACGTATCGCAAGATGCTGGGCGACTTACTTGCGAAGGCACAAGCCGCTACTCAGCTAGAGGCTACGACCTCTGGCAGACGGTCCGCAGCACAGATGAAAGCGGCTGAAGGGGATCTAGAGCGAGCCACCATGATGCTGGGGGAGTTTGGCTACGGGGATGCGTCCGCCCCCGAGTCAAACAAGTTTGCAGGACTTAACGATCAGGAGAGGGTGACAAAAGCTGGTTCGCGCAACTTCGATGCCGCTCTTACTGCTGAACTCATCAGAAGTGCAGCAGACCCGAAGGCTATGCGGGATAGCTTGGAAATAGCCATGTCTGAAAGGTTTGGTTATGACGGCGCTGGCAAAAACAAAGTCGACGAACGGCTGGCTCAGATTGACGACAACCTGGCGTTGGCACAATTACGGCCTGACTTGGCCGTTGCGACCGCAGGCACGCGGGGCACGCAGGTAAAGCGTGCTCTCCAAAGTGCTGTGATTAGGCCCGACGCGGTTGTGGTACTGGTGCCCGAGCTAGATGAAAAGAGCAATAGTACAGGAGAGTACCGCGAAGAATCTTTCACGGATATTGCCGACTTTGACAGGCTTATGTCGCAGCCTGGTGCGCGTGTAGGACTGACTCGGGAAGCAAATGACGCACTGGCTGCTAACTATGACCCTACCCAGCTAGTGACCGGGACCACAGAGTCTGTTCTAGGTGCAGCCGCCAACACGTATGACGTTTTCGGCTCGGAAGACGATGTCGAAAATCTGCGGACGCTGACAGAAGGTCTGGGTGCCGACCCCAAGGATTCTCTTAAAGATCAAGTACTGAGCATTGCGGGGATAGACCCGGCAACAATGGCCGAAAGGTTGGCGGCAATAGAGACGGAACGCGCCGACTTGTTCAAGGAAGTTCCAACGGTACCTCGTCCTGTGACAAAGCAGACGCTCCAGCAGGAGATTGCTCGTCGGCAGCAAGAGTTTGGGCGTGAGAAGGGCGTGGTTCTACCCGATCACTTCTACCGACAGACGTACCGCCAGGCAGCCAAGGAGG